TGTGAAGCAATATCTTTTAATTCTGCTAGTGCTTCTTGTTCACTACATCCTTCTGGTAAGTTACTATCACCACGAAGTAGTATAGAATCTGGAACTATCTCTCTTACTAATTCATCTATACTAGACAGACCTAAATCCTCTAGCATCTGAGTTTGTTGTTCCTTTGAAGGACCTATGTGTCTTCTGACAAACTCACTAAGAGTCTTCTGACATTTTACTAAAGTCATTAATTTTTTCAAATTTAATAGTTCGTAGAAACTTATCTACGAGAATTTCACCCTTGTGACTGATAACGAAAACATTTGAATCGTTACCAAAACTTTTTAGAATCTTAAAGAGTTCAGCAGTTCCATCGGCATCAAGTGAACTGTCAAATACTTCATCAAGAATAAGAAGATTAGTTGCTATACTATTCTTCATTCTAGCAATCTCTCTCCAAGTAAACAATAGTGCTAAATCAATTTTTTGTTTCTCACCTTCTGAGAAAGAAGAATAAGTAAACTCATCTCTAAAGCGACTTTTGATTACTTCATTAAAGTTTTCGTCAAGAGTAAAATTAACGAAGAAGTCCATACTGTGCAGATATTTATTAATAAGATTGTTGAAGACTGGAACATATTTCTTTATAATTTGACTTTTGATACCTGAGTCTTTTAATAAATTAGACACGATAAAATATTCATCAATCGTTTCACTGATCTTACTACAACTTTTTTCAGTGACAGACAGTTCTTTATTAAAGGCAACTAGAGTGCTAGTCTCTTTTTCTATGTTAGGAGTATTAGTTTGTAGATCAATTAATTCTTTATTAATTTCTAAATTCTCCATTGAAAGACGAACAATATCTCTGTCACCATTATGGATATCAGTTCTAACTGCATGACATTGCATGGAAAGATCATCAGCATGTTTAACATCTTGCATTAGATCTTCAATATCTAATTTAATTTTCTTTAATGTTTTTGTAAGTTTGACACCTTCGGTTTGCAAATTAGTAACTTTATCAAACTTAAAATCTTTATCTATTTCTTGAGTACAAGTAGGACAGGTATCATGACTTTCTAAAAATTTAATTTCTTTCTTTGCTAATTTTAAGTCAGCATTAATTTCTGCTTTCTCACTATTAAGATCAGAAATGTATGATCTTTGATCATCAACACCATCTAACTCTTTTTTCAAATCTTCTAATTTAGTTTTGTTAGTATCTCTTTCCTTTTCCAATCCCTTAATAGTCATATCATTATTCTTTATCTTATTCTGTTTCTCATCTTGCCTTGTCTGATTAACTTCTGTTAAAGAGTTTATTAACTTCTGTTGTGATTCAACTTTCTCTTTTGCTAATCTAAGCATGTGAGTGCAATCTTTATTCTGACTATTTGCTGATCTCACTCTATCCTTTAACAAGGAATTCATGTTTGAGAAGATATTGATGTCGAGTAAATCTTCGATAACTTCTCTGCGGTGAGGTGCTGTGAGTTGCATGAAGGGGACAAATGTGGATGAACCCAAGATGACGACTTGTGTAAATGATTTGAAGTTGAGTTTGAGAACTGTTTGTTCGAGATACTTCTGCATGTCTCTATTCGCAGCATCTTGATCAACAAGTTTGTTATTGTGATAAACTTCAAATACATTAGGTTTAGCTCCACGAAAAACTCTATACTCATCTTTACCAATAGAAAATTCTAATTCTACTTTAAGACCTTTTTCATTGATACTATTTACCAGTTGCCCTCTCTTTACTCTACGAAATGGTTTGTTAAACAAAGAAAAACAAAGTGCGTCTAATACTGTAGACTTACCTGCACCGTTCTGACCGATAATTAAAGTAGACGGACTTTCAGTAAAATTAATTTCAGTCCAGTGATCACCTGTGGAAAGAAAATTCTTCCACTTAATATTCTCAAAAACAATCATTTAGTATCTAAAGTTGGAATGATAAGTTCGTCTGGTTTTATTATAGCATAATTATATCCATAATTGTCACAATTCATAGCAATGATATCTGTATCTACTTCCATCACTTCCCATTGTTCTTTCTTCTTAACTGTGTTTGCTTCTAACAATGTTAAAAATCTTACTGCGTCATCCTCATTCTCAAAGACTTGAACAGTTTTAGTATTCTTTTTATCTTTAGTTGCGTGAACACCGCCAGTATCTTTTTGAGTTAGAATAAACATTATAGTGCACTTGCTTCAATGTACAAAGACCTCATAATATTTTTAATATTACTTTTGTTTGCTTTGATATCTATCTCATCTATGTATGAGTCCAAGAGGGTCATAGTGTCTTCGGTCTCTACAACCGATCCATTCTCGATTCCCACACTTATATCTTCAATGATCTTAAGATCTGCTAAACCCATGTCTTGCAATTGTCTTATACGATAATCAAATTTTGTGTAGTCACCTTTATCCTCTACAATTAATTTGACGAATGCTCCTTCCAGTTCTTTCTCATTCGGTATGTCAACTCCATTATCATAATGAAGCTTATAAAAGACATCAAAGGGATTTCTGTAAAAAGTAGTTTTAAGAGTTTCTGTGTCAAAGACATGGAATCCTCTTTTACATTTGTAGTCATTCCAATAAAGTTGATAGGGGTTTCCTAGGTAATATATATTATCTCTATGAGATTTTTGGTGATAGTGTCCTGTAAATACCTTTTTAAATTTACTGACAAATGAAGGATCCATTCCATTTTCCATGTAATGACCAGGATGTGCTTCAAATCCATTCAACTCTAAATGACCCATAGCAACAGTTGCTTCGGTCTGAGTTATCGTAAGAAGGGTCTTATCATAGTTATCATCACATATCCAAGGAATAAAACAGATGTCTAATCCACCAAAGTTAACTGTGCATGGTGTATCATAAGATATAATATTATCATAAGAACTCAATACCTCTTTAGGAGCATTGACTCTTAATGTATTTTTATAATAGATATCATGATTACCAACTAGCATATGCATTTGTACACCCAACTCTGCTAGTGGGTCAAACCACATTTGTTTTGCCTCGTTTAAAGACAAGTAGTTAATAGATCTACGTTTATCAAATGTATCTCCTAGATTAATAACAGTATCAATTTTTGATGCTTTTATAAAAGGAATTACAATCTGACTATAGAATTTTCTATAGTGATTAATAAAATGGACATTATCGTTCCTAACACCGAAGTGTTGATCCGTAATAAGTAGGATCTTCATCGTTTAGAATTCATCTCCACACGAGATTTGATCTGATTCATTTCTGCTCCACCGTCTCCATCTACACTGAATACATGCTCGTATCCTGACTTCTCTAAAATTTTATCTTTAATATCCATCTGTCTTTTCTCCTTTGCTATACGTCTTAGGAAAGCATAATATACTATCTGAGTAAAATATGCAAATGGGTTTCTACTCTTAGCAGGATCAAAGTTATCAATATATTGTATACAATTTTCTATACCATCACAAACCATATCATCTTTATACATGTAATTAATAAAGTTTGGTCTATATGATAGATGCGTTGCAATCTTTAAAAAACAACCCCCAATATAATTACTGACACGCGGTTTTGGTAAATCTTTTTCTTTTGCTATATCTACTTTCTCTTTGTATTTGATGATCGCAGCAAGAAACTCTTGATTATCAACATAATGCTGTCGTTTTTTAGGTGCTGCTTTCTTCATATACCTTTGGTTTAACTTTTTAAGTATAGCATAGAACTAAAAGCTTGACAACCCTTGACCTTGAGTGTACAATAACACTGTAAGGGTTCAAGAGTCATAGAGCTCTTCAAATCTTACTCTTGCATCTTCGATCTTTCCTAGATATCCTTCAGTTTTATCAGGACTGGTCTTTCTGCGGTTAATTTTAGTGGGGTCGTCGCCTAGTATAAATGCTTCATACATCAATATGATAGGTTTCGACATCGTTCCCATAGTAATAATATCTCTATCTCTTACAATAAAGAAGTCTTCATCGGACATGGGCATCCATTTAGTGAACCCCATTCCTCTCATTACTTTCTGATCAGAAATTTCTTTAGTGATAGCATGGATACATACAGGATCTTGTAAAAAAATTAAACAATCTCCATCTTGTTCGGTGATCACTGCTTTAGCAAGCACTTCTTCACCACTTACTAATTTAAAAATTCCGTGAAAGTCTTCATCTTTTTTAGTGTAATTAATCATAAGCTTTTAATTTGACATCTATGATTTCATAAGTAAATTTTTCTTCGTTATAAATTTTAACTCTTTCCATAAGATGATTCAATGTATAATTGTTTCCTCTATTAGTGGAAATGTCATCGGCAATATCATATAATGTTGCTTGTGATTTGTTTTCTCCCTTCCTTAATACACGACCTATAGACTGTAAGTTACGTACTCTGGACTTAGAAGGAGAAGCAAAAACAATGTTATGTAGTCTTTTGATATTGATTCCTGTAGAGAATGTTCCGTAGGATGCTACGATAATGGCATTATCTGATTTCTCAGTTAGTAACCGAACATCTTCTCGATCTTCAACATCAACACCCCCATGAACGAGATACACAGGTTTGTCTGTATGACTATTTATCATGTTAAAAAGAGGGATACCATGACGGTCTACATAGTTGAAAAGAACAAGTGTATTACCTTTTAAATCTAATGTAAGATTACGGAGAAATTTATTACGTCCTTCGTGTTCTACTAAGTAATCTATTTCATCTTGGTAACCTTCAAAGAGTTGTTCATCATGCTTAAGTAGAATAATTTTTACTTGTAACTTAGCAAGATAACCTTGTTTAATTAATTCATTAGTCTTAGTTACCTTTGAACATCTACCAAATAAACCTTCTAATACTAATTGATTTACATTTGCACCATCTAATGTTCCAGTGAAACCTATACGGTATTTACATTTATGAAGTTTAGACATCAGTGTAGTTAAAGACTTTGCTTTAAACTGATGTGCTTCATCACCAATCACTACATCAAATCTATCAAACCATTTACGAGGTTCTTTATAGATTGATTGCCAAGTAGTAATAACTACGCTATGATCTGTATACTTATTTGCACCTGCATATATTTTATGACAATCATTAGTTTTCCAACCATAGGATTCAAAGTCCTTATACATCTGCTCAACAAGAGATGTAGTGGGAACTACAATCAAAACATTTCTACTAACATTTATATGGTATCTAATTAATGCATAGATCATCAAGGACTTCCCGCTTGCAGTTGGGGATAATAGGAGTCGTCTGTTGTATCTCAGGGCTTCGTATATTGCTTTATACTGGTAGTCCCTTACGGGAAACGGTATCCGAAGTGATTTTACAAATTGACCAACAGATTCGGGAGTAACAAACTGATTAGTTTCTTGAGGATGACCAAAGTTTTCATGGTCTTCTAGTGAATATTCATATCCTTTTTCGTCTGCCCAGTCTGTAAGATAATCTACAAGACCACAATATATCTCTCCTGTAGCAGGTGAGTACAATCTTATTTTTCCATCCCAACCTTTAAATCTTCTATTCTTTTGCATAAATTTTGCAGACTCTACCTCAAAAGTAAAGAAGTCTGCTAATTCATAATTTAAATGAGGTTCTGCTTGAACCTTCAGATAAACTTCATTCTTCTTACAAATAAGGAGGTCCATAAAATCATGCTAGAATCCATTCTTAAATTTCTCCCAATCAATAGCATTCTTAATTTGGAAATTACGATTGCCAATTTGCCTTAGGACACTATCAA